GATCGAGCGGCAATTTGTAAGTGCTCAATGCTAGTTTTGTTCCCATGATAACCAATTCAGTTTCAAAATTGTCCATCATAAACTGGAAGAAGTAGTTAACTTGATCATTCCAATCTTTGACATTTTTGTCACAGGCATCTTTGAGTTCGTAGCACAGACTAACTACCAAACTGTATTGTGCCGAAATTTCCTTAGAATCCATCTTTTTAACTTTACCTTTGAGTACGTCCGATGGATTAGGCATCTTACTAGCGTGTTTACGGTGCGCCATAAACTTAACAGCAAGACCTTCACCGACTGCACCAGAAGTTAGATCTGTAAGGGTATTTTCGTCACAGTCGTCATCGATAAGTAGTTCGCTAACAAAAGACCATGAGCGAGGTGTTGCAAAAGCACGTGACGCTGACTTAGGATCAAAATCGTACAAGTCCTTTTTAGAGAAAGTAAGGAAACCAACAACGTCTTTGTGTAGCTTGTTTTCAACAGCCCAATCTTGCCAGTCTTCCCAATCAACAGTCATTTCCAAGTGAACGAAGCGGTTAGCCAGCGGCGCAGGCATACGATAAGTAACACCCTTGTCGCTTTCACGGTTACCAGCGGCAACCATTACAACATTATCAGGAAGTTTATAAGTACCAACACGACGGTTAAGAACCAGCTGATAAGCCGCCGCCTGTACAGCAGGAGCCGCAGAGTTCATTTCATCCATAAACAGGATAATCTGCTTATGTTGGCTTGCCATTTCAGCATCGGGCAATTCTAGAGGAGGTGCCCAAACCATTTTATTTACATTAGAATCGAAGTAAGGAATACCTTTGATATCAGTAGGTTCCCAAAGTGAGAGTCGAACATCAATAACATGAGCATCTAGCTCGTCACCGAGTTGTTTGATAATATCGGATTTACCAATACCCGGAGGCCCCCAAAGGAAAATCGGACGCTTGTTCTTAAAAGCCTTACGCAAAGACTTTTTAGCATTTTTTGGGTGCGGCTAATAACTTCGCTCATTTTATATCCTTTAAAAAGTGTGTTACAAACGGAATTTGTTGCGTTATGTGTGTATTATAAGCGAAGTAGGTGGTACTGTCAACTATTATTTTTCAGAGTTTATGTCTTTTTGACGCTCGTTCATTGCTTTAATTAGTCCAAATTTTCGGATGTCGTCTGAAAACAAGTAAAGCTCGAAACTCTTTTTTTCAGAGAAAACTGTTATACTACTTTCAGTTAAGAAATATGGACAGTCAACATATCTCTCTAAAAAGATAATAGTTTGGGGACTAAGTTCGATCGGCTCGGTGAATGGAACCTCATATGATTTCAATTCCAAATCATTTACAAGGAACTCAAAACCTTCTTCACTTAGTCTAAATGCTGTTTGTTTGTTTACACGATTTGATTGCCACCATCTTCTTGAGTACAACTGAACATTGGCATCGTCTATGCTTTTGCCCCATTGTTGTAAAAAGATTTTAGTTAGCACATCTCGTTCTATCATTTTACTATAGTACCAGATGTTAATTTAACTACTTGGAAATCATTTGTACCAAATGTTAAATTTAATTTTTTGGCGAGATTGTGGGCATGACCGGGATTACTAAATGAAACTTTTTTATATTTAGGTCCGGGATAACTTGTTAAGCTATTGAAACTTTTTAAATTGAAAGGCTCGCCTTTAAAGAAGACAGCCCAGATGGCGTCAGCTTCTAATACCTGTTCACATTTGTAAGTTTTTTTATTTGTATGTTCTAATAATATGCGTGGCTTGGGTCTACTCATCAAATAAGCCTCCAATTAACTACGCATATATTTATCTCTTATTTAGAGTTATCAAACCCTCCACCGTCCATACTTACATTAATAACTTCAGTATCAGTACTGCGTTTAAGGTCGTTATAAAGCGTTTCGTAATCACGGTTTAATTTATCCATGCATTCTACAAGAGATAGCATTAGCATTCTTGCCTGCTGTATGTTTAATTTAACTTCTTTACTCTGAGTTTGTTCAGCTACTCTAATTTGCTGGACAAACTGAGTAATTGGTGATAAGTTAATCTGATTTTGCATTGGTCAATACCTGTTTCATTTCAATCTCAGTTTTAAATGGACCTTTGTACGGGTAACGTTCAATTGTAATTGCTTTAGGACAAAAACTCTTGACCCATCCTTTGTCAAATTTGATGATGTAGTAACCGGCACAGTATAGACTTCTACTTTGATTACTTTTTGTAAATAATGGTAAACGACGTTGAACATCGAACATAGCGTTAAATGGTTTGCATGAAGTTGGAAAGCCATGACATTCTTTTACTTCTTCGGCTTTTGTAACTTTGACTTTTTCGCTAGTTAAGAAAAATCCCTTACCAAATTCTTTTGTAAGATCTTCTTTCTTGTTAAACATCATCTCGCCGTTGGTGCTACTCAAGACGAATTTATTATTTTCTTTTTTATGTAGAGTTGCGATTTTCTCGCCATCTTGTTCTACAATCCAGAATTTTCCATCGACGATGGGTTTAGCATGTATGTCTGTCATTTTAGTCTCCTTATACTAGGCCCCGCAGGCACCTTAGTAATGTACGCATATATTTATCTTTTAAAAAGGCCCTTGATCCAATGTACTAAATTATAATATCTGAAGTGGTAATCGGTTAACATAGGCGTACGATGTGGGCATCGTCCTTGCCGCCAATCGCATCCAATACCGTTTTCTTTTACTTCGTCACCGCAAAAATTACACTTCATCATCTTCATCCTTAAAGTCGGTTACATTACCATCTTTATCAGCAATAATGATCTTACGAAAATCGTTTTCACCTTCGATTAGGATAGGACCCCAAAGCCACATCTCTGTATCGGATTGCATCCAACCTTCCTCTTCTTCAAGAGCATAAAATCCTTCTTCTTCAATTAACGCTTCTAGACGCTCACGTTCTTCTTCGTCCATGTCTTCAGGCCAGTCTACATCTTCCCAGCAACCGTCAAATGTTTCGATCAGCTCAACATCTTCGATGTTAGGCCCGGGAAAGTTGTTTATATCAACGCTGACTTTACTTCCGTCGCCACCTGGAACATCGTCAAACTCAAATTCTGGAGGATTATCGTCGGATGTAGTTACATTCCAGCTACCAGATCTCCATCCTGTTTTGCGAACAATTTCCATGCCATCTTTGGTAAAGTGTTCATGCTCTTCGATGGATTTTTTATAGTAAGTTGATACAGTCCAATCAGCCATTTTAGTTCTCCAAGATGATATTATCTAGTTCTTCACGCAAAAAGTGTTCGTCCGGATCATAGGCAATTCCTTGCCATTCTTTAACTTTGATCTTTTCATCGTTCCAATCGTTGTGCCAGAACTCGCCATTCCAAATAGCTTGATAGTTGTAGCCGTCTTTGGTCTTGACATTATATTTGCCTGTGCGTTCTGGGTTGACTTTAGCGGGAAACCATTCTGTTAGGCCGTATTCAATATCATCCATATTTCGATATCGTTCCCATTTACCGTCTTTTTGTGATCCTGCAATATAGAAACCAAAGTCTGTACTTTTGCCGTTAGTGTCACCGCCGTCATTATTCAATTCTTCTTCGTCGTAGCTTACTGAAGTGATGATCTCATTGCCGTCGATCTCGTCATAGTGTAGGCATAGTTTAGCAGGATCAAACGGCATCTTAAGTTCAAGGTCGGCTTCGAAGAATGTGCCTTTTTCTGAGCTAGTGCCGATAAAAACTACAGTACCTGGAGGTTGACTATCGATCCATACTTCGTCACCACAACTCCATTCGGGTTCAGGATTTTCTTCGTCATATCCTACAATATCGTCTAGAGATTTTTCATAGATAGTATTTCCATTCTCGTCGTCTACTTGGATAGTGCCTGCACCTCGATCTACACCCCAACAATGCCCCATGTTGTCACAGTCATGCCAGCTTCCTGGCCAAAATGGTTGCATATCTTCTGGAATATTATTTTCTTCGGCGTAGTCGCTGTCCCAAGCAAACTCAGAAACATCAAGCCTACGTTGTTTAAAGTAATCGTAGACTTTACGATCTACAGTACCCATAACATGCTCGCCTCCGTAACCCCAAAGCCGCACTTTGTAAGTACAGGGTGTAAATTTAAGGATATCGATTAATTCTTGTTTTTCATCTTTTGTTGCCATATTATGCCTCTACTCTTTCTGGATATTTTGCTTGGAATGGTTCTGCGTATTGTTGAATATTATCAGCAATTTTTTTCATGTCCCAATGATTACAAAACTTGAGCATACGAATACCTACTTGTGTAATGTCTTTAGGAACACAATCTACTTCGATTGTTTTTTTAATAAGCTCTTTAATATCTTCGGGTTGATGTGCAAGATCGATTAGTCGCCTATTTCTCTCATAGTCTTCCAAAACTCTGTGTTCTTTTCCTTCATGATCAACCCATCTCTGTATCATGAGATTGTTCCACGCAAATCCTTTGCTTTTACGATCTTCGAACGCTTCTGTAAGACCCACTTTGTTTTTTGTACCTTTAGTACGCACACCTGGATACGCCGAGAAGACATTATCACTGGTATCACCACGCATACATTTTTCAAACAAGAGCCATTCCGGGTTTGGAGCTTCTTTAGGTTCTTTTGTTTTTTTATCAACG